GCTATCCATAGCCTGCCAGATAGCATCCAGACGGGCAAATTGACTGGGTTTGATTGTGTTCTGATACATGGCATAAAAGCCCTTGTCAGCATAGCAGTCAGAGCAAATAGAACCAGGGATTTGAGCCATACGGTAACCCGTCTGACAAGCCTCAGTAGGCAAGCTCATGCTCTTACATGGCATTTTGCTAGTTTGAGTAAGACTACCGCACACTGACTTAGCGACAGCCTTAGAGATAGGGATAACTTTCATTGTGGAAACCTCCGCTAATAGTGAGACAACCTCACCCCATAGCCCTCAGTGAAGGCTACAGGCTGGATTGTTTAAACGCTCTGCATCTCTCCGTGCATAGGGCAGTGAGGGTTGCCCATGTCTTCTAACCACTTGCCAGCTACCCGCACGGTATAGCCGCACTCTGGGCAGTAGCATTTGAGCATCCGGGTAGATTGTTTTTTCTTGGCATTGGCCGGGATAAGCTCAGCATGAGGATACTGGCCCAGTCTCTCAATGACTGGCTTTGCCCATTGTTTAAACGCCTCGCCTGCGACAGTAGCAGTCATCTTGCCCTCAAGGCCGATAGCGGTAGCGGTACGTTTAAACGCTTTACCGTGCCCATCTCCGGGGTGACAAGCGTGTACCATCTCATGCGCCAAAACATCAAGCACTCTCATAGAGTCGGAGAGTGTCGGAGAGATGAAAATCTCAGCGTGTTTATCGGCACTGGCCTTGGCGCTCCAGCACTCCCCGATTCGCCGATTCTTGTTGCTTAGTGCTGATTTACTAGGAAAGCCACAGCTAGAGCGCACAGCATCAGGCAGAGTAACGCCATGCTGTTTAAACAGCTCTCGCAACTCTGTAGTTGCTTGAGTCAACCATTGCTCTCGATTCATGGTAACCACCTTTAAGTTAGGATGCTGCACTACTTGTGCAGTGACTCTATTCTACACAAAGTTACACTACTAACAATACAATCATCAATTATTTTCTAGGTGCTTACCCTAGTGTGATTAGGTACAGTCATTGCGATAGACTATAGACTATCTTAGTCCAATACCTATAGACTATGGTTAGGTGAGTAGTCATTAACTTAGTAATCTAAAGGGCCAGACAAAAGGTTATGCGTTTTCAGCATAGACTATCACCTCCCGTGCGTCGATAGGAAAAGTCTATAGGGGTCGGTAGGGGTGACTAGGCATAGACTTTGCTCAGGCCTTGACGTTAGTCAGCACTCACACATGGGTATGGGATGTGAGCACTCACTACATGTTCAGATCAGCGTCGCTAGGCCCAGATGATGGGACATGGGAGGGTGTAGGGTGTGCCCCCCACATTCACCCCCCCATAAAAAATTTATGTTTTTGGTAGACTGTTGCTTGAACAGTTGCCACTTGTTCAGGGAGACTCACCCCCCGCTTAGACCAGCCTATTGCGCTGGTCTTTTTTTGTGTGTAGGATATGGTTATACGTAGAGGTGTAGAGATGACGATAGCTGCGATAGAGAAAGAAGTAGGTAGTTCGATGCCGCATCCTCGGGTGGTGTATGCCTATCCTTACGAGGAGATGGATGTGGGCGACAGCTTTGTGGTTCCTGTGTCTGCCAGGGCTAAGGTGCTTAACGCTAACTACAGGGCTGGTAAGAGGTTGGGTTGCCGGTTTGAGGCCAGGACTGAGGGTGACCAGGTGAGGGTATGGAGGGTGAGGTGATGAGCAGAGGGCAGAGGATGGAGTGGTTAAGGAAGTCTAGGTTTCACTTGTTTTGGAGTGAGAACCAGACTGATGGCAAACACGAAAAGAAGATTTCAGAAACTTATTCTTGGTACTACCTTTTTTTGTTTGTGGCTTACCCAGAAATTTATGACTAGCTTGCTGTGGATGGATGAGGAGGAGTTGCGGGAGACTTGTCGTCTGCTGCTATCTCATCTTGTCTACGCACAGGCTAGGGAGAAGTATTTGGTGGGATTGGTGCAGGAGGCAGCGTCAGATGGCTACAGACTTGGATACGGAGATGCGGTGGCAGACAGAGCTATACGCTACTCGCAAGAGGTTGCAGTGGGAGTTGAGGAGGGCTTTGTCGTGCATTAGCCCCAAGGCCAAGCGTGTGCTGGCGGCTGAGTGGAAGGACAAGTACTCAGAAGTCTTCTATAACGAGCTTATTCGCTGTGCCAAGAACAAGGTTGTCTCTGGTGACATCATTGCCTGGAACCTGGACAACTTTGAAAACAAGAAAACAAGATGAACTTTGACCTGAAGAAGTTTTACAAGTTCTGCTCTGAACTCAAGATTGAGACGAAGGAGGAGGGCTTGAAGAAGATGGGTACGTTGCTGGGGACGCAGACGTACGTGATGGAAGAGATACAGAAAGGGTTGGATGAGGATGTTCACTTCTTCGTTATCCTCAAAGGCAGGCAGTTGGGAATTACGACTATTTCGCTTGCTCTCGATCTCTACTGGCAATTTACTCACCCCGGATGGCAGGGAACACTGGTGGCAGATACAGAGGAGAACCGGGATATGTTCCGGTCTACTCTTGCGATGTACATGGAAGGGTTGCCCAAGGAGTACAAGATTCCGCTGGTTGCCCACAACAGAAACCAGATGGTTCTCAAGAACAGAAGCCGACTGTTCTACCAAATCGCTGGCAACAAGTCTCGTTTGGGCCAGGGCAAAGCTATCACTTACTTGCATGGCACGGAGACAGCCTCCTGGGGAAATGAAGAGGGACTTGCATCTCTGATTGCTTCTCTTGCCGAGAAGAACCCTGAGAGGCTTTACATGTTTGAAAGTACCGCACAGGGTTTCAACATGTTCCACGACATGTACAAGACTGCCAAGCGAGCAAAGACGCAGAGGGCAATCTTCTGTGGCTGGTGGCGTAACGAGTTCTACTCTGTTGCTGGCGACTCCCAGATCTACAAGGTGTACTGGGATGGCAAGCTCAAGTCAGAGGAGAAGGAGTGGGTCAAGGACATCAAGAAGATGTACGGTGTTGACATCAACTCCCGGCAGATGGCTTGGTGGCGGTGGAAGATGCACGAGGGCATCAAAGACGAGACTCTGATGTACCAGGAGTTCCCGCCTACTGAAGATTACGCTTTTGTAATGACTGGCACTAGCTTCTTCTCACACACAAGGTGTACGGAAGCTGCCAAGCAAAGTAAGAAGAGGGACCATGAAGACTACCGCTACAGTTTTGGTCAGTTGTTCCAAGACACCGAGGTGCTCAGAAGTACAGAGAGACTGTCCACGCTTCGCGTGTGGGAGCAGCCCATTGACTCAGCTTACTACGTTATTGGAGCCGATCCAGCCTACGGAAGCTCAGACTGGGCAGATCGATTTTGCATACAAGTGTTCAGATGCTATGCTGACGGTCTTGACCAAGTAGCAGAGTTTGCTACCAGCGAGATGAACACCTACCAGTTTGCGTGGGTCATCGCACACTTGGCTGGTGCCTACAAGAACTCTACGCTTAACCTTGAAGTCAACGGCCCAGGTCAGGCTGTCATCAACGAGATACGCAACCTCAAACGCATGGCTAGCTCTATGGGCGGTCCTGTGGGGCATGGCCTGCTAGATGTGTTGGGTTCTATGCAGAACTACATCTGGCGCAGGAACGACACGCTAGGGGGCATCTCCAACAGTATTGGCTACCTGACTACCTCTTCTACCAAGGAGAGGATGCTCAACTACATGAAAGACTATTTCGAGCGGGAAATGATGGGCATCTACAGCATGGACTTGCTGGAAGAGATGAAAGGCATCGTCCGTGACAATGGGTTCTTGGGCGCTCCTGGTCGCGGCAAGGACGATAGGGTCATTGCTACTGCACTGGCTGCTGTAGCCTACGCAGAGCAGATCCAGCCTCGCTTGATAGCCTCAAAGATAACAAGAGAGATAAGCAGGGCGCAAGAAGAATACACACCTGAGCAGATTGCTGTTGGCAGAAACGTCAGTGACTACTTAAAGCGGATCGGGATGTATGGATCACAATAACCTGACTGTGGTGGCTGTGTACGGCCACAACGATGGCTCTAGCGTCATTCCTAGCCTCGTCAAAAGCATGACGCAGCTACCAGGTAGCAAAGCCCTTCTGCTAAGCCCTAGCAGGCCTGCAAGCCTTCCTTGGTTTGTGGAACACAAGGCTATCTTTGCTTTGGACTACCTACAGTACTCGTGGTTCATGATGTATGCCTTGCATAACTTCATAGACACAAGCCATGCGCTCATAGTCCAAGATGACGGTTTTGTAATCGACGGAACCAATTTCAACAAGGACTGGTACAAGTACGATTACATAGGTGCGCCTACCCACTGTGCGTTGACTGGCGACAAGTACTATTACAACTGGACATGGCAGCAAGAACCCGCTGACAAGCACATCATCCAAAACGGTGGGCTGTCCCTGCGTAGCAAGAAAATGATGCAAGCCCCTGGTAAGCACGGCATCATCCACAGGAACTTCAATGTCCAGCCCTTTTGCAACGAAGATGTCCAGCTATCTGGGTTCATGCGTACAGACCTTGAAAAAGTTGGGATGCGCTACGCACCTGACCAAGAAGCTAAGTACTTCTCGCTTGAATACTGTGGTCCGGGTTATCACGATGACTTTGACTTTGCTAAGTTATTTGGTTGTCATGCACCTACTCGTAAGTTGGTAAGTGCTCACAAACTTAGGATAGACACCACAACTCATCAACCAGAAACCATGCACGGGGAACTGAACTTCTTGAGCTTCTTGATGAAGAAGGGATTTGAGCTTGAATACTTCAAACGCAACACTGAGCAAGTCGGAACTCAAGAAGCAGATGCGCCGGTTCTATGATGACAAAGACCGTGGCATCTCTATCCAGCGTTTCTGTGAGCTTGCTGGCATATCTCACCGTATGTTCCACACTGTCTTCGTCTACGAGGAAGAACCTCTGTCAGAACACATTCAGAGGCGCGTAAACAAAGCCTACGCAGCCTGGAAAGAGGGTGCTGTGCGGGTTATGAAGGACCAACACAAGAAGTTTTACGTAGAGTACCGCCGCACTCCCGAGCCTCCCATCATGAGGCAGATGAAACTACAAGTCACTCCTGAAGGCGTGAAGGTCAAGGTCGGACTCGTCAACCGCCATGACTACGGCAATCCTAGCTTTGACGAACAACTTAGAGGGTAAAAATGGCTGTCCTGAAAGACTACTACTGCGAAAACCACGGCATCTTTGAAGCATGGGAGGCCAAATGCCCCATGAAGAACTGCAAAGGGGAACTCAGCGTTGTGTTCCTCAAGCCTGTCGGCCTGAAGTCAGATAAGACCAAGCGTACGGACAAGACCGTCAATCAGCTTGCTATCGACTACGACATGACCGACATCAAGACCACCCGAGAGGGAGAACACCAAACTGGCTACATGAAACGCAACAACAAGCTGTCTGACAAGCAGTTTGCAGAAGCAGATGCAGTCATGAAAGAGCAGCAGAAGCAACAAGGACCACGACCTGGCGACCAAGCCATCTGGGGCGGTGGCGGAAACATCAGCATGAAGTCCGTCATGGGAGGCCAGTTCAAGCCCGTAAAAGACGAATCTGTAAGTATTAACCCTAAGTCTGCTGGAAATTTGACGGGTCCAAAAGCTAGCGTTATTATGAAGGACCACGAGAACCTTCAGGTCAGCAAATCATGAGAATCCCAACCGAGCCAGTTGAAAGAGAGGAGTTCTATCTCAGTCTCATTCAGAAGTGCTTGGTGTCGCGGGAGACTCGCAAAGTTGACTACGGTTCGCTACGGAGTTGGTATTTGTTCGGCAACGGGCCTGACGAAGCACCAGCTCTGTACAACAAAATCTACCCACACATTGACCAACTGACTAGCTTTCTCTACTCAGCAGAGACAACTAGGTTCAGCATCAACGTGGGTGCCTCGGTCAAGAAGGCCGAACACACCAAGATTCCCACCCTTACCCGGTCCCTGAACGACCGCTGGCTAGACACCAACGCTGACCAGAAGTTTGCACTGGCAACTACCTGGGCGCTTTGCTACAACAGCGGGTTCATCAAGCTGGTTATGAAGGGCAAAAGCCCCCATCCACACTACGTGGAGCCTGCTTGCATAGGGGTTTTGCGGGAAGATATACCCGGTTTGGACAACCAAGAAGCCTTTGTCCACACCTACTACATCACCAAATCTGAGCTTTACAGCCAGTTGTGGAGCCATCCGCACCGGGAAGCACTGGTCAGACGGGTGTCTTCCATGCCTCACGAGCGCACAGAAATCGCTAACGGCATAGAGCGAATCATTCTTTCGCAGTCAAATCCGACCATGTACGGCAATGTGAACCTCGATCTGGGGGGCATGAACCGCTACAAAGCAGAGGTTGCGGAAGATACGATTGAGATGACCGAGTTGTACGTCTGGAATGACGACATCAATGACTACCAAGTGGTCACCAAGGCAGAGCCTGATGTCATCATCTATGACCGTCCCAACGAGTCAATGTTCCTCAAAGGCGAGTTGCCTTTCGTTCAGATTTGCCCCAACCCCCTGTATGACTACTTCTGGGGGATGTCGGAGGTGCAGCGCCTCATCTTCTTGCAGCAGCTTCGCAACAAGAGGATGAACGAGATTCTTGATCTGCTGAGCAAGCAAGTCTCGCCTCCTACCGCACTCATCGGGTTCACGGGTATCCTAGATGAAAAGAACTTTGCTCTCAACCGCGCTGGTGGCCTGCTTGCTACTGATATGCCCAACGCAAAGGTTGAAAAACTTGCTCCTCAGATTCCTCCCGATCTATTCCGTGAGATTCAGGAAATAGACAGTATGTTTGAGGAGGCTAGCGGTATCGTCAGTGTTTTGCAGGGTCGTGGCGAATCAGGCGTGAGGTCGTCAGGTCATGCTTCCCAGCTTGCCCGTCTTGGCTCCAGCCGTGCCAAGAAACGCGCCCTCGTCATTGAAGACTCGCTAGAAAAACTCGCCACGCTCTACCTGCGCTGTATGCAGGCGTATGACGATACGCACTTCACAGATGAGAACGGTGTGCCGTTTATCGCAGAGCAGTTCACCAAAGACTACGTGGTCAAGGTTGATGCCCACTCTAACAGTCCGATTTTCATGGAAGACCTGCGGACAATGGCGTTTAACTTGTTCAAGGCCCAGGTCATTGACAAAGAATCCTTGCTCGACTTGATCGACCCTCCTATGAAGCAACTGCTCAAGGACCGTCTCAAGAAGCAGGAAGAGAAACAAGCCGCGCAGCCTCAACCTGAAGGCAAACCTCAACTCAAAAAGGTGGGATGATGGCAACAGCACCAGGCTCACGTAGCATGACTCAACCCAAAGCTGACCAGCCTCGGGTGTCAACAGAATCGTTGAAAAGAGGCGAAGGTACGCCTAACTTGACAACCCGGCAGACAGGGTATAAAACCTACACCGGGCGTAGTCAACGGGATTACAACCGCAAATAAGGAGCTATCATGTACCGCAAGCACAAGCGTGGTCGTAAGACCCGGCGTTAATTCCCCGAAAGGGAAAAAGGGTGTGGCTGCCTCCCCTATGAAGTAGGTGACCGCTGCTTAAGGAGTCGCTATCATGGCACGCAAAGCACGCAAAGGCCGTAAAAGCCGCAAGTAATCCGTAAGGATTTGTCTTTCGGGGCTGACATAAAATGCCCCGACCTATTGCAAAAAAGTTTGTAATCGCTTACAAACTCGTGCTAAGGAGTTCAGATGAGTGTTCCGGCAGATAAATTGATGGAATTGATGAAGGGTGCCAGGTCAGCCGGTGCCCCCGCTCCCGTTCCTGGGATGCCCCCTGGCGCTACCCCTGGTACGCCAGCACCAATGACTGATGCTGAAACTCCCCCGATTGCCGCTCCCATGTCCACTCCCGAACCCAAGATGGGTAGCCGGGAAGCCGCGATGATTAACATCGGCATGGCTATGGACCTGCTAGAGCAATCCATCCCCGCACTCGGACCAGAGTCGGAAGAAGCTAAGAAGACGCTAGATGCTATTCGCAATCTGACTGGCGTACTCGGACCTCGTAAGGGTCAGACCAACGAACTTCAGCAAGCTGAAATTCTTCAGATGCTGCAATCGCTTCCTCAAGCTGGTGGCGCAACGCCTGAAGGAAAAGCTCTAGCACAAGCGCCCGTCCCTGGTATGCCGCCTGCCGGTGGTATGCCAAAACCACCCCCAATGTAAAAGGAGTCCATCATGGATTTGTTTAAGCCTCGTGGCGCCGCCGCTCCCCGCCGCCCCACCGACAACAACCAGCAGCACGGTGCTATCACCAATACCCCGCGCTATGCCGAACTCGGCGGTCTGTCTGCCCCCAACAAAGTGGGCAAGACCGGCATGGCCGTGAAGAAGCCTGGTGACGGCAAAAAAGTCATTTAATCGTATAAAGAGGGTAACAAATGTCTCTAGAAAATCTTTCTCCAGAAGCTCGGGATGAGCTTGCGGCTCTGGCTCAGCGACTTGCTGACAACCCAGAAACCCGCAAAGACTTCTTGCGTATGACCAAGAAAGTCAATCCTGACTTGCCAATTCCTGAGCTTGAAATTGATGACCGGACTACCTCCGCTATCAGTCAAATGCGTCAGGAAAATGATGCTATTCGCGCAAAGCTCCAAGCTAAAGAAGCTCAGGAAATGCTCGACAAGCGTCGGCAGTCGCTGGTGAAAAAGGGTCTAGTAGACAATGAAGACGAAATTGATGCTGTAGAGAAACTCATGTTGGAAAAGAAAATTGCCGACCATGAGACTGCGGCACAGTATCACCAGTGGATGAAACAGGCGGCAGTACCGACGCCTTCCGGATATCAACCTTCAGCCGTCAAGCAATTTGACCTGAACAAGTTCTGGAAGAACCCGGCCAATGCTGCCCGTGAAGAAGCTGTGAGAGCGCTCAATGATGTCCGCAAACCCATGCGGCCCATTGGTCTGTAAAAGAGGGTATTTTTTTCTAGGAGAGAACCATGCCTATTGGTGGCGGTATTCTTCCGGCAACAGGTAGTTCGCAGTTCACCGAACTGACTTATGTCACTCGGCGTGCGTTCATTCCTAAGCTGGTTGTCCAACTTTATAACTCTACGCCCTTGATGGCGGCACTGATTGCTAACAGTCAGCAAGCCTCTGGTGGTGTGTCTTCCGTAACTGTGCCTGTCCAGGGCGCTCAGTTCGTGAATGCTCAATGGTCTGACTACAGCGGCTCGTTCGCTCAGCCGTCAGTCCAGCAAGGCGCTTACAACGCTGAGTATGACCTCAAGCTGATGATTTCTCCCGTACCGTTCCTCGGTATGGAAGGTGCCGTTCAGCAAGACGCAGCCATCATCCCCCTGATCGAAGCGCGTATGAATGACGCGACTAACGTCATGATGGATGCTATGGCAACCGCGCTGTACAACAACACGACCAACACTCAGCAGTTCATCGGTCTGCCTGCTGCCGTTAGCGCCTCTGGCACCTACGGCAACATCAACCGCTCGACCTATAGCTGGTGGCAGTCCAAGTCTTACGACGCTGGTTCTAAGAACCCGACCCGTCAGAACATCCTGCAATACATTTCTGGCACCGTGAAAAACGGCGCTGAGATGCCTTCGTTTGGTGTTTGCGGATTCGGTACTTGGACCCTGTTGGCTCAAGACTTTGTTGGTCAAGAGCAGTACGTCATCACCCCGGGTTCGGGTTTTGATGGCGACAACAATGGCCCCCAGGCTGCATTCCGCGCCCTGATGGTTGCTGGCGTTCCGATCTACCCAGATCCGTATTGCCCAGAAGGTACTGTGTACTTCCTGAACACCAACTACCTGTCGCTCTACATCCATGAGCAAGGTTCGTTTGTGTTTACGGGTTTTGAGTCCACCCTCCCGAACTGGCAGATTGGTTATGTCGGTGCAGTTCTGATGATTGCAGAACTTGTCAACGTCAAGCCGAAAGCGATGACCGTGGTCAGCAACTACAACTACCTCTCACTGTAAGGAGTAGAAGATGTCACTGTCCACAAACAAAATCATCCTGGCAAATGCCACCACCAACACGGCTGGTGCGTATTTCCTGACCACCACCATAACTTCTGTCAGCACCGGCAACGGCACGGTCATTCCGGCAGGCGTTTACCTGATGTTTCCGCAAGCGAACACCAGCGTGATTGCCTTTAACGGATCGGCCAATGCTACGCTGATGGCAGCTAACACTGGTGGCGTCATCATCTCTGATGGTGTGAACGTGTACGCCAAGTCCACTGCGACTAGCGATACTGTGACGCTGCTGGCTACCAATGGTGGCCTGAACGTGTCCGGCACGTACAACACCTGATAGGAGTCTGCAATGCAAGCGAACAATGTAGCAACGCAATACCCTAGCTCATTCGGCAATTATGCCGTTGCTTTTGCCGCCAACGTCAATGTTGGAGCTACGAGCAACGCAGCCGCTGTGCTGAGCGTCACGGGTACTGGCTTCATTGCTCGCCGCATTACCGTTGCAAACGCCAACAAGAGTCTTGCCTCCGCAAACGTCTCCATCATCACAACCAATGATGGAAACGCTTCTAATGCTGTGGCAAGCACTACTCAGTTGTCCAACCTCACTAGTACCACTACTTTCCAAGACTTGACGTTAGCATCAGGAACGGCCACTACGGTCTACCCTGCCGCTGCTCTGTTCGTGAAAGTGACCACTGCCGTATCCGGCGGTACTTGTGACGTAACGGTTTACGGCGACATTGTTGACCTATGAGTGAAACTGTCTTTGTTACCAACACTAGCGACAAGCATCTTGTCGTGAACTACAACTACAAGCCTGTGGAGTTTCCCGTAGGCAAGCCAGTTGAAATCACGACAGAAGCTGCTGCGTTTATTTTTGGTCACGGCAAGACGGACAAAGAGCCGCATCTAGCCCGTCTGGGCTGGGTGCAGCTTCACTCGGAACTCGATCAAGGATTGGAGAGGCTGTCAAAGTTCAAAATCTCTGACCAGCCTTTCATTGAAAAAGACCGCTCGTTACCCTCGGCGGTTGGTGTAGTACCCCTCCACGTTGAAAAGCGTGGTGGGGGAGCCACTCGCCAGCGGGTTGCGTAAAAAATGGAACGTAGATGGCTACTCTTGCTTCCTACCTTACGGAAGTCCGTAGGCTCTTGCACGATGCCAACGGTGTCTTCTGGTCAGACAACGAACTGACAGACGACATCAATTCGGCACGAGAGCGCACGGTAAGAGATACTGGCTGTCTACGTAATCTTCAAATCACACAAACTCCCCTGTCCTCTACAGGGGTTGCCGCTGTACCGTGGGTAGCAGGCGCTACCGTCACTACAGGGTCTTTTGTCTTCTCCGGCATTTTCATTTACCAAGTCACCAACGGCGGTGTGCTTGGTGCGACTGTTCCCATCTGGCCTACAGGTACACAGCCTTACCCACCGTCTACTCCTTTCACAGACGGCACGGCTACGCTGACCTACGACAGTCCTTGTGAAATCATCAGCCTGTCTGCCTTGCCTGGTGGAGTGCAGACACTAGATGTTTTGAACCTGACAATTTTCTGGGGCAACAGCCGCATCCCGCTGCGCTACCTGCCCTGGACAAACTTCAACGCTCAACTGCGTTACTGGCAGAACTACACAGGGCGTCCTGTGTGTTTCTCTATGTACGGTCAGGGTCAGATTTACATCGGTCCTGTGCCGGATCAAGTCTATCCTTGTGAGATAGATACGGTCATTCTTCCTCAGCCACTGTCCCTGTCAGCAACCACTCAGGTTGACCAGATTGTTGACCCCTACACCACGCCTGTAGCTTTCTATGCTGCGTACAAAGCCAAGTACAAAGAGCAGAGCTATGGGGAAGCAGAAATCTACAAGCAGGAGTACGCCAAGCACGTACAGGCTGCTTTGAATAGCACGTACACACGTCGCATCCCAGACCCCTACTCTAACCCGTACTAATCATGGCAGCAGCAGAGCAAAAGAAGTCCTATGCTGTCATCAAGAACTTTAAAGGCCTAACCACCACGGCCAATAGGACAGCTATCGACGAGGCAGAGTTCTCGTGGATTGAAAACGCTATGCCTATCGGGTTTGGCAATATCAAGATTGTCAAAGCCCAAACAAAAATCACTACTGGTATTGGTGCAAACATCACAGCCGCCAACACCGTTACCGCGCTAGAGTCATGCAACTTGAACAGTAGTGACTACCTTCTCGCGTTTGAAGACAACGGACGCGCACAGTACGTCAACATCACTAGCAGCAGCATAGGCAACATTGCAGCGGCTGGAACCTTCTCTAACTCTGGTGTTACGTCTGCTCAGTACAAAGACGAGCGGGTCATCATTGGTGACCCAAGCAAAGGCTTGTTCAACTGGGATGGCGCTAACCTTGTCAGCATTGGTTCTGTTGGCACGATTGGCATCACCAACCCTGGTTCTGGCTACGTCAGCGCCCCTACCGTTACCATCTCTGCTCCTAACGATGCTAACGGTGTTCAGGCTACGGCAGTTTCCACCATCAGCACTGGTTCTGGCGGCATAGCAGCCATCAACCTTAGCTCTGGTGGCTCTGGCTATACCTT